CTTAAATATAATGCAGTATTACTATATAAAGGTTTTCCCTAAATACCGCTTAATCTAGGCTTTCGTATCTTATTTTGGCGAGACCGCGACCTTAAAATACCCATTGGGCCTCGTCTCCCTACATCAGCAATATCCCGTCTCTTTTTCTTGTCTACGGATAAAGAAGCAAAAGTTCCTTCAGCTGGTAACATAGATAAAGAAGCATGTATAGCCATAACGGAGCTATCGCAATAATCATCGTGTTTAGTATCTGGAGCAGAAATCTTCTCTGTCTTATTAGCTATATCCATCACATATTCTAAATCTATGTGTTGTCTAAGCCATCTTTTCATCAATTTAGCCTCATTAAGCTCAAGTTTGTCAGGATTAGGTACCCTAATCTGACGTTGCTGAACGAAAGATACATAATCTCTATATACTTGCGTCTTAGTACCTTTAGGGCCTCCAGTAAATATAAAGGCTATGAAATGTATGCTTTTAGGAACGCACGCTACTCGGAGGTCCTGCTCGATAGCACCACCAATTCCCGTACAATCCACAATAAGCCGACTAGCATTAAAATTTGTGGCAACGTCAATGATACGCTCACGCTGGTATGGAATATCGTGTCCACCAGTCTTAGGAGTGATTTCTTCCACGTATATAAGACGTGCAATATTATCATCATCAGATTTCTCGGTCCTCCATACGCTAATAACGGTAGAATTAATAGATTTCCCAATGTCAACACCGACAGTAATGTTAGTATAATCTTCTCTTCCTTCTCCATCGGTGGGGGGTCTGGCGGGGTCGAGTTCATAATCCTCGAAGCAGGACTTAAGTTTTTCCGGATTGAAGACATTTGATATACTTTCTACAAATTCGCATTCATATTCAGTTTTCCAATAAATGGAATCTTCCCCCCATTCCATCATCTTCGTTAACATATCTTCTTCAGTGTATGCCGCTTCATATGCTCTACCTTGCACTATAGCATCTTTCCAATTATAATGTAGCCTTTCAAAGCTTTCCGCGTACGCATCATCATATAAATAACGCCACATATGGTTTTCTTTGCTCTTCGGTGTGCCTAAATTGATAAATGGAGCCCTATTAGCAAGAATACAAGGCTCTACATTATCAACGAACAAAGCGTCATCAATCAAAGGACTTTCGTCTATAACTAAGAACGTTGGGTGCTGTCCTCGGATAGCTTGTCCTTGGTTAGAAGGTGCTAAAGGTGCTCTACGGAGCACAGTACCTCCTTTCATTATTATGCTGGGCTTATTATGGAACCGGTAGTTCTTAATTAAGGAATCTAGGAACGAATTGTCCGCAAAGTGCCTATATACATAGTTGAATATAAGCGCAGCTTGGTCCTCAGAGGGAGCAAGTACGAAAATAAGGTCCCTGAACCTTTTAAAGAACATATAGACCACAATAGCCACAGAGAGTGCGAATGACTTTCCACTGCCTCGTGGAGCCAATATAGCAAGTTTCCTGTGCTTATCCACGTCATCTTCAGGAAAACACAATGCTTTCGCTATTATATTCTCTTGTAATGGCCGTAATCTTAAGGGCCTTTGTTGTTGGTCTACCAGATAAGAGTCACAGAAGGCTCTCACCAACTGTGTCATCTTCTTAGGGTCGCCTCTTACACTTTCGAATATCTCTTCAAGCTTCCGGCTGTCGTGAGCTGCTGCTCCCGTCAACGCTGTCTTCAGAGTCTTCCCCTCGTTCTTCACTGGTATCGTCTTCATCTAAGTCCCCTAGGAATCCCATAAAGGATTCTGTATTTCTTTCTACTACAGTAGGTATTTCAATATTAAGAGCACGGAACTCAGTGTGAATATCCCTAACAATAGAGTTTCTCTGTCGCAAGAGCTCTGTTCGAGCGTTAACATCCCGAATAGATACAAGAATTTCTTCCCACAGCACGTCTTCAAGCGCAAGATTGCGTGCCAACAAGCGTACAAGCTCCATGTGTCTTTCATATTCTGCTTCACCGACTCTTTGCCTGAGTCTCTGTAGGTACTCGTCTACATTCATTTAACGCTATTTAAGGCACCACGTACTTCAGATTTAACCTTTTTAGCTAAATCGTCATCGTGTTCGTCCCAGAAAGTAAGTATAACATTCCTAAGAATATCGTCCTTTACGTGTTTCTGAGCTGCCTCGTCAAGCTTATCGAATGCAGTCCTCTGGGCCTTAGTCAAATGCTTATCTAGAAGTTCCATGATTTGAGTATCGTACTTCTTCAAGAACTTGTTTAGATAAACGAGAACCACGTTTCTTACCAAAGGTATGGTATACGCTGCGTAAGCTCCCAATGCAGCCACCAAAAGGCCCAAAAGGGCTAATTCGGGGTTGTCTGCAAGACTATCTAGTATTCCAGATTCACTGACTGTTTCCAGTGTTCCATTTGTTGCATTCGTTGTTGTATTATTTGTCATAATATCTCCTGTTTTGTGGGACCCAAGTGTTTGCAATCATTGACGCAAATTTTCTGTGGAGTCTCGTGCGGTAACACAAGAGTCCCATTAATGTAATAGCGTCGAGCGCTATATAAGGCTTATGCCTAATTCTCTTCTTCCTCTTCATGGGCGTGGTTTCCATTACGGAAAGTACCCTTTCTAGTCTGTTCTATCTGACTGTTCTGTTGAGCAGTCCATAATTCTAATACCTTATATATAATAACAAGCGCGGGCGAACCTATAATCAATAAAACTGATTTATAAGATTCTATATCTTCTACTATTTCTGGATGATTAAAAGCCATTGTTACTAAAAATACAGATAGTCCTACCCATGCCATAACTACGGGTGCTGCTACTAACATCATCATGAAGTTAGCGAAATTCCCATCAGGGTTCGCTGCATCTTTCTTATGATTACTCATTTCTTCTCCTGTAATAATAACTTAATTTCTGCAAGAGATATCTTTACTTCTTGCATATCCTCTGCATTTTTTTTATGGCGAGCACCAAATTCGTTCTTTACTTCATATAGTGAAAAAACCATAAAGCGATATAAAGCATAAATTGCTCCAAGAAGAAGTATTAATGGTAGTCCATATTCTTCGACTGCAACTAGAACGTCTTCCATTATTCAGGTGCCTCTACTCTTATCATTGGAATCTCAAATTGCTGCTGGAAAATATAATCCTCAGTTTCCTCATCCCAGTTGAGTAATGCTACCCACATAGACCAAGTTCCTTCTGTCTCATTGAGTTCTTCGAAAGTGAAATTTAACCAGTGGTCATCCCAAGCCATTCCATCAACGGTCATGGTTATATCTCTCCAAGCATAATCTCCCGATTCTTCATGCCATACGTCTACATAAAGTAATACAGATGTACTATAATCATCACAGTCGGTGTCTATATCTGTTAATACGGATATACCTTCTGCATCTGGGTCTACCCAGAAAACAGACATGTTATCTGTCTCTTCGTTATACCAACCGGGATAAAAATGTACTGATGTAGAATTACATTCAGGTTCTTCATACTCATCTTCATAATCGCAAGTACCATCGTCTTCAGTAGCTTTATCGTCGTAATTATTGGCTTCCATATCCATACAACCATATATAGGTGCAGTTTCATTCGTAGTACCGTTAGGGTTGTCATTTATAACTACACAACGTCCATCATCATGTGTAGCATTCGGTTGATAATTTTCAGCTTGGGAATTAGTACAACCATATATGATAATCAAGAAGTTACAACTTCCATCATCATAAGTGGCTTTGGAATTATAGTTGGTAGCGTCTAATTGTAAGCAACCGCCTATAGGTCCTTCATCTTCTTCATTGAAATACTCCTGTAGAATAGTCAAGTTGGCTCCTCCACTTAATAGCGCTAGCATAATTATAGTAATTACTGCTCCTATTTTCTGACCTACTTTGGTCTTACCTACCGCATCCGCGGCTTTACCAACTGTTTCAAAGAGTCCTTCATCATCTTTTCCTTCATCAATCATAGCTTCCAGTTCCTTTTTCGATAAAACGTTGGTGAAGAGTTCATCTTCATCCAAAGACATACATATATTTAGATACTATTAGTATTTAAAGGTTTCCCTAATCGTCCCACGTTTTGTTCTTTTCTCCTTCACCTTGTTGACCAGAAAGAGCGCTTTCTATATCAGAATCATCAAGTACTACATTTTCAGACTTAGGTCCCTTTTTCCAATGACTTTTCTTAGGTTTCCATTTTGGTGGTTCTGCGTCACATGGTCCACCATTACCTTTCCAGTAGGAACACCATTTACAGAGGTTTTGAGGTACTTGTTCGTAACTCTTCTCCTCTTCCATCTTTTCTTTGAGACAGTCGTGCACCATTTTAATTAAATCGCGTGCTTCATCTAGTTCATTTTGACCTATTTTCACGAAAAACGTGTCATCAAAGCGTAAATAGTTAACTCCAACGAACTTAGGCATCTCTCCCATCTCTAAAGTGTATAAAAATGCGTAAATAATTAACTGCCTGTAGTAGTCTTCTGGTAAAGTTGGTCCATAACGCTTAGATGTTTTGTAATCAAGTAGCGTTATTCCATTATCGAAGTCACTACATACAGCATCCACTACCCCAACAATGGCATAATCGTGTGATTTTACCCATTTTTCTGCATATTTCGGGGCTACAGCGTTCCACGCTTGGTATTTTGACTTGTAAATCTTCCATTTTACCATCTCAGTTAGCTTTTTGTTAACTGATTTGACAAAATTCTGTAAAATATCCTCAGTTTCGAGCCTCATCGCCTCTATTTCGTCTGCAGTATGAACTTCCCATAGCCATTTATGTTTGGCTATCTTCTCTTCCCAGCCCTTCTCGAACTGTTCCTGCATCCACTTTTCGGGGTCCCCATCTTCCCAAGCCTTAAAGCTTCGGAATTCGTACTTGAAAAGAGTCTCCAGTACCTTATGTACTAGCGTTCCACGGAATAGATGTATAGTCTTCTTCTCTGGAATCTTCGCAATGTACTTATAATAGAACTCTCGCGGGCACTTCATGTACGTGTTTATCTTACTGGGACTCAACCTCATAAAAGAGGGCTCCCACTTAGCGTCAGGGCTCAACTTTGGCCTCCATCACAAGTGCAATTGTGGTGTCCATGCTCGCAGCCACATACGAAAATTTCGGGCTGCACAGGCTCAACTGGTTTC